TTGAATATGCTGGAATGAAAGAAGATGCAAGGCGTAATCGCATTGCTATTGAGATGCAAGAGGCTAAGCATAGAATTGATACAATAATTAAAAACGCTAAAAACACTGGGCTTTACGCAGAACAAATTGCGCTTATGAAACAAGAAAGTAAATCTTATAAGCGGAGATAAACAGAATACCACCAGTTTATGCCTTTTTTCTGGTGGTTGCGTGCGACGGCGGTGGGTGACTGACCACCGCTGGCGCATTTAACTTTAACAATGAGGTTTTATAATGATGTTTCTAGGTGCAATATTGATGCTTTTTAATGGTTTTATGACTATATGTTTAGTTGATGCCGATGAACCCAAGCAAGCAATATTTTCGTTTTTCTTTTTCTTAGTTGGTTTATTTTTGGTTTTATTAGATAAGTTTGCGGGGTAATATGAGTGTATTTGCGGTTGTTAAATTACGAATGATTGATGCAAACGGGCGTGAGCATTGGGCGGTTTATGAGCCTAATAAACATAGAATTGATTGCGTTAGTTATGAAGCCGCTATTGAATTATGCAAACAGATTAATTTAGAAATTGAGAAAACATTAAATATTGGGGGATATAAACCATGACTGGGTTTCTATCAACTGATACAATAATTCAAAGAGTTGAACGCATTAAAACAGTTTATGAATTGCGCAAGCAAGGATTGAATAAAAATCAAATAATGGAAAAAACTAATTGTAATTATGTGCAAATATACAATGATATTAAAATCGCAAGCAAATCATTAGAAAATTGTTATGCGGTTGAAAACTTAAGCGATGAGCAATTACAATCTGCCATTGATAATTATATTAGTAACAAACCTATGGTTAATTTAATTAAAAATATTACAATAGATAAAATAACATATATGTATTTTATTGCATTATATGTAAAACCAATTCATAAAAAATTAAGATTGCAACAAAAAAAAAGAGATGAAGGCAAAAGAAATACACTTAATAAGTGTGAAAAAATTGAAAAACCAAAGCTTAAAAAGCCAAAGACTATTAAGCCTGTAATTCAGGAAGTGCCAATACCCGAGCCAGTAAAAGCACCAACAAAAGAACTTTGGGATTTTAGCGGTGAAAACATTATTGAAACTAAACGTCCAGTGTTGGTGCAATTTCATGGTAAATCATCAGGATTAGGTCATGGTTGCGCTGCTAATATGTGTGCGGAGGGGTGATTTATATTAGCGTTTCCTGTGTCATACGCTTACCTTATCCATCATGTCTTTCATGTTTTAATCTAATAATTTGCATTTACAATCTTGAATGATAATAGCTCCCGTATTACCCCATATTTTATATTCATGCGTTTCGTTAATATGGCTATCATCATCATATATACTATCAAGCAATGCCTTCATTAGGTTGTCTTTATCGGGTTTTAATGTATGTGGTTGCCCCAATAAGGCAGCACGTTTCTTTTTGCTATATGATGCAGGAAATGGAATAACAAACGTAACCGCTTGACCATTTTCATATTGCACATCATATAATTTCACTTCATCACGGAAAGCAAAATAACGCATAACGCAATCACGCTTATTCCATTTGTCGGATTGCGTCATTCTAGGGGCAGGACAAGGGGTAATTGGATAAGATTTTTTCATATTAAAACGGCACTCCCCACCATTGCCAAGCATTGCAAGCCACTGGCTTTATATCTTCGGGTATTTGCCTATTGTTATTTGCTGTGCATAAACCCATACTGTAAAATTCACAATTTGCGCACTCTTTTTTATCAGGTAATGATTTAAGAATATCTATTGCACGTTGCAAACTCTCAATTAAATAATGCTTATCTTGGGGTAAAATCATAATATAGAACCTCGTAATATTTGCTATCAGGTTGTTTTTTAATATATACTGTTTCAGGCAGTATAGCATGTTCTTTTGCTATTGCGATTAATTCAGTGACACTAGTTGCTTTCAAATGTTCGCCATTTGGAAACCATTGCTTTAATCGCTTTGATGCTCTGGCTAATCCTAGCCATTCGCTGCAATATCCTGCAACTCCCCAATGATAATCTATGCGCATTGTTTCATTGCCATTGTCACGCTTTATATGATGCTCAAAGAATATATTGCTTGGGTGAATGCCTAATTTAACCTCAATAGGTTTGTTGATAATATCACCTTGTGCTGCAATATCTTCATGCGGTGCTTTTTGCACAAATGGCGCACCGCATTTAATACAGTGTGTAGCTTTAGCGTGATTAACTTCCTCGCAACCCTCAAACATTGGTTCTAGGTTTTTAGTAATGCACCGCTTAAATGGTGCAGTTCCCGCTTCACCACTATCAGTTAATGCTTTTTTGCCCTGTGGTTGGTTGTCAATCGCTCCAAATCTATCAACATTACCGCCATAATCAAGCAATAATCCATATTCTTTACCTTCAAATAATCTTGTTAATCTTCCCACCATTTGAACATAAAGCCTTCTTGATTTAGTGCTGCGCAATAACACAACACAATCTAATCTAGGAATATCTATACCAGTTGTAAGAACATCATTATTGCACAAATAATCATAAGTGCCATTTTTAAGGTTTTTTAATGATTGTTCTCGTTCATTAACTGGCGTTTTATCATAAACTACTTTACCTTTTAATCCTCGTGTCTGTAATAATTTATGCGTATGTTGTGCATGTTCTACTCCAGCACAAAAAAACAAAAATGATTTTTGTTGTGTGGCTCTTTGGAATGTATCATTAAGCGCACGCTCGGTCACACAATTAGCCATAAAAGCATTTTGCATGCCTCTTTGGTTATATTCACCCGCAACAGTCCGAACATTGGATAAATCTACTTGCTCGGCAGTTGGTGCTTTTGTATATATTGGTGACAAATAGCCACGTTCAATTAATTTTGATATTGGATATTCAAAACATATATCTGTGAATATTTCACCATTAAGTAAATGCCCCCCTGCCATGCGATAAGGCGTAGCAGTAAATCCAATGACTTTAATATTAGGGTTGTTTTTCTTTAATCTATTTACAAAAGAATGATATCCTCCTTCCGCTTTGTTTGGGATTAAATCTGCTTCATCAACAATAATCACATTGCGATAGCCAAATATTTCAGTTTTATTTCGCATGGATTGAATGCCACCAAATATAATAGGGTGATGCGCCTGTTTTTTGCCAAGCCCTGCACTGTATATTCCTGCGGGCGCATTATGCCATAAAGTCATTAGCTTTTCATGGTTCTGCGCTATCAATTCTTTAACGTGAGTTGCCATAATAAACCGCTGGTCTTTATCCATAGCCATTGCAGAGCGTATTAACTCGGCAATCACAACAGATTTACCGCTTCCAGTTGGCAACACAACAAGCGGATTGCCTTTATTACCTTGTGCAAAATACTCATACACGCTATTAACTGCGTCAATCTGATAATCACGGAGCTGCATTAAATAATTCCTTTATACAATGAATAATATATTTAGCTTCATTTGGACTTTTAATAGAACCAGCGTGAAAATTTTTTCCTATTTTTTCAGATATTTTTTTATAAACTTCTTTTCTAGTCAATATTCCATTTTGCCATATTGGGTCAATAATATCATGTATTTCTATACGTAATTCTCTTAACTCGCCTGTTGGAATAAAAAGAAAATTTTTATTATAATTTTCTCTAAAACCAACATAATTTTTGCAATGATTGCATTGATAAAAACGATGATTATGCAAATCATTTCTATGAGGATAAATAATTTCACCATTGACAAGTGTTACATTAACATCATCATTGCACTGAACACAAAATAGTTTTTCTTTTATACTCTCTATGGCTTTAATCTTTTTGATGTATTTAGTTCTAACCATGACATTCCTCCGCATAATCGCACCATCTGCACATGTAAAAATCGGGCTTCTCACTTATTCGCATTAATGGCTCTTTTGCCCTGATAATCCTATCTGCTCTATCTATAAGCATTTTGGCATATCCTTTATCATATTCAGTTCTACAGCTATCAAAATCTCTAACGCCTGATAATGACACAGTCATATAATGGCGTGTCACGTCCATATAGTGCATATAGATTTGCGCTTGCCCATAATAAACAATATCCCAATGTTGTAAGGTTGCCTTTTCACCATGTTTTGCTTTAAGATTTTGAAACTCTGCAAACTTTTTATGGTTAGTATCTTTGTGTTCCCACAAATGAACAGTCTTAGGGGCTTGATGCAATCCTCTTATCATGCCGTCTATATGCCCTGCAAACTTACCCTCTAAATCAGTAAAGCCGATTTGCTTATCATCATCGCCATGCGTAACAAGTTCTATACCCTCTATTAAACGCAAATAAGCTGCCATAGTATCTTCTGCCCTATGTCCACAATTTACGGCTAAATGCCCTTTATCATTCATTGGTTTGCGCAATTCGGGGCGGTGGTAACTATACCATGTTTTGCGCTCGCATGGTTGCCCTACAGAAGATGCCCCTAAATAATTGCGTGGCTTTTGATTGCGCTCAATATCGCATAATATTTCACGCAAACGCTCTAATGTTGGGTCATTTTCTGTAAAGGCAACCATTATCATAATATTACCAAGCTGGCTTGTTAAAAGTTTTTGGCTGCGCAGTTGGCGCAGGGGCTTCGCTCGCTGCATTAGCTGGCTTGATATAATTTAGCTTATTATACGTTTTGCCGTTATAAGTTGTGTGTTTAACTTGCGCAGAAAACACGCCATCAATCATATCATCAGTATCTAAACCAGTTGGATTAGGCTTGCGTCCAGTTACGCCAAAATAGATTTTGCCTAAATCTTGCGCTGCATATTTGCGAGTATCTGAACTTTCATGATTTGTTTGATAAAGCACAGTGTAAGTTTTATCATCATCTTTATTCAAAAACTCTAATACAATCCCTTGCTTAATTGCTTCGGCTGAAACAACTTTAATTAAATATTCTCCCTCTGGCGGATTATAATTGTTGTAATCATTTGCTTCTGGGTCAAATCCTTCATAATCATATTCTACTTTAACCATAATATTTACTCCTAATTGTTGTTGTTAAATGGATTAGTGCCTATCGCTGAAATAAAACTATTCCAGTTGCAGGTTACTTGTTTTGGTAATCCGAGGCGGTTTTTTGTTTTAGTGCCAAGCATATTTTCAGCATACAAAATTGTTTCGCCTTGGATTTTGCCGTTTGGTGCTTTATCGCTATCAATCATTTTCTTTTTAACTAATAGCACCGCATCAGCCCATTCTATCGCTGCCCCTGCAAACTTTTCATGCAGCTTTAACGTATATTCATCAAAGTCACCATCAATAGGGTCATCACGTTTTTTAACCAAGGTATGTGCCGTTAAAATGATTGACATGTTTTTTTTGTCACGCACTTGGTCTAACCTTTCACGCAAATCAATAAATTTGTTGCAAGCTAAAATATAACCATTGCCATAGCCTGTTGCAGCATTGGTTTTTTCTGTGATTGTTTTTGCTTTTACTGATGTGCAAATATCTTCATGGATTAATCGCTCCAACCAATCCAAACTGTCAATCACAAGCGTTTTATAGTCATGCTCTTCTTTAATAACTGCATCAATCAATTCTAGCACCGCAGCATAGTTTTTAGGTTTTGCCTTGGCAACATCTATATAATCAGCACTGCCCTCTAAATCAATCAATAATGGCTTTGTTGCTGATGCTGCAAATGTAGTTTTGCCAATTCCTGCTTCACCATAAACAACTATCCTAGGTGGTTTTGCCCCGTGTTCATTTGTTACTACTTTTTGCAATAATGACATTATTTTAACTCCTTAATTGTTATAGTTGGATTGCCTACATTAACAGTTCTTGCTTGCTCAAACTCACCACGATAAATAGATGGCATGTTTTTATAGCGTGTTTCTGATACCGATAATTTACGGTCTATATATTCGCTTGCATCTTGCCCTGACGCTTCAATTTTACCCCACAAATCAACAAGCAAATCATTATCCCAAGTAACTTTTTTAGAATAATTTAAGGTAACTTTTACAGTTAATCCATTGATTGTTGCGCTGCCTGTGCCGTAATCTTTATCTAATTGGTTTTTAATATTATCTTCATTTAGTTTTACAATTTGTTGTTCAATATTTATTTTAATTGAGTCAATCAATTTGCGATTAGCTTGTGCGCCTTGCTCAATAGCTTTTAATTGCTGCCATTGATTAATTAATGCTTCTGTTTGTTCTATTGTCATTTTATTTATTCCTTTTTACATGTTGACAAAATTAAACATAATGTATTATAGTTTTTATGTCAACAACAAAAAACAAAAATAATTTAACAAAATAGGATTATATATGTATAATGATAGAACAATATATCATGATGATGATTGCGGAACAAAAAGAGAATATTTAGGACTGAGAATTGATGCTAAATTAAAAAAAGAGTTAGAGGAATTGGCAAGGGATAACAAAAGAAGTCTTTCTGGACAAGTTGAATTGATTTTAGAGCAAGCAATTAACCAATAAGGTTTTGAATATATGTCTATATTTGCAGATAACGCACAAAGATACTTTGAGGCGGGGTATAATATATTGCCTTTAGCCAAAGGAGGCAAGCAACCAGTTGTTAATGGCTGGCAGGAATGGGGCAAGCGGAAGCAGCCACAATTTCAGATTGATAATTGGGTCAATATTTATGGTGATGGTAATATTGGATTGCCACTTGGTGAAAGCAATAATGTTATTGCACTTGATTTTGATATAGATGTTGACGGATTACATGCAAAAATCATTGCTATGATAAAGCCTTCACCAGTGCGTAAAGTTGGCGCAAAGGGTTTTACGGCTTTTTATCGTTATAATGGTGAGCGTAATAGGCGATGGAAAACGGAAGGTGAAACAGTTGTTGAGTTGCTATCAACTGGCACTCAAACAGTTATGCCATATTCCATTCACCCTGATACTGGCAAGCCGTATATATGGCTAACAGAGGATAACTTGCTTGATTATGATGCCATGGATTTACCACAATTACCTAATGATTTTATTGATAAAGTTGATGAATTATTTGGAATTAAGCGAAAGATTATTGAATATAGCAGAACTAATAAGCGAAAGATTATTGAATATAGCAGAACTAATGAAGGTGGCGATATTGAGTTAGATACTGTTAAAAGTGCATTACAGTATATTGCAGCAAATGAATATTCTACTTGGATTGAAATTGGTATGGCGTTAAATCATACTTATGGCGATGTTGCGTTTAATGTGTGGGATAGTTGGAGCGCAACGGCTGCAAATTATGACCCTGCCAAAATGGATTACAAATGGCGTTCATTCGGGGCTTATACGGGTTCAAAAATTAGTGCAGCAACTATTTTGCATTATGCTATTGGTGGTGGGTGGTTGCCTCCTAGATTACTTAATGATGATGCGGTTATTGTAGTTGGCGAAAAAAGCAAAAAGCCAAGTAAGAAAAGCAATGTGCAGAAAATGCAAATTGCAAATGAAACAAATAATAGCATTCCTGACCATTTGTTAAACGCTCCTAATTTGGTTGGTGAGCTTGTAAATTGGATTGAGAGTTGTGCGATACGCAAACAACCCGCCTTGGCTCTGGGGGCGTCCATAGGGGCGGTTGGCACTGTTATGGCACATAGATTTAGAACTCCTAGCGATTTGCGTAGCAACATGATGACTTTGGGTATATGTGGCTCGGGTATGGGTAAAGACCATGCTAGAAAGTGCATATCTATGTTATTTAATGAAGTTGGTATGGGCGAAAAGTTGCTTGGTGACTTTGCTAGTGATACAGCGGTAATTAGTGCATTACATAGCAGGGCAGGAATTGGATTTGCTATGACTGACGAAATAGGCGATGCTTTGGCTGCAATGGGTAGTAAAAATGCAGGAAGTTATGAAGCTAGGATTTTACGGATAACTAAAGAATTATTCAGCAGTGCTAATACTGTTTATTTGGGTAAGGAGTATGCTAACCATGATGGCAAGATGGAAGCAAAGCGGATTAATCAACCTTGTTTGTCGGTTTATGGAACTAGCACCGAGAAGCAATTTTATGATGCTTTAAGTGGCGATAAAATCCTAGATGGGTTTTTGCCTAGATGGTTAATATTTGAAGGCAATGGACATTCACAAAAAACAGGTAAAATGAATAGCGTTATAAATGCCCCTGATAGCCTCATAGAAGCATTTAGAAAGATTTATGACATAAACCCAGCTGGTGATAATCCTTCGCTTGTGGTTGGGCGTATAAAGCCTCGTGTGGTAGATATATCAAACGGCGCAGCGGATAAGTTTAATCAACTTGATGATTATGCAGAGGAAATGCGCTTAAAGGAATATGATAAAAAAAGCGGTTTTGATGCGCTTTATGCCCGTATTCCTGAACATGCTTATAAATTAGCGTTAGTTGCGCATGGTGAAGGCGGTATTAACGCAAGCGTGGCAGCGTGGGCTTGCGAATTGATGATGCATTTATCGGCGCGCATGGTTGCCATTGCTAAAGAGAATATAGGCAATAATGATTATGAGCGTGACTTAATGGCGGTTTTAAGATTTATTGCAGCGAATGAAGGGGGAATAAACAAAAAACCTATTATTCAAAAATTCAGACGGATAGCTTTACAGGACTTAAATAAAATATTGCATCATTTGGCAGAAAGTGGTAGCGTTGAAGTTGAAGAAAAGTCATCAAAGGGTAATAATAAGCCGATGCACGTTTTTCATGCAGTTTAATTAAAATTGCAAGGTGTATTCAAGGTGTTGGCAGGGTGCAGAATAAAAATACACCTTGCAACATATTGAAAATAAAGAATAAAATAGCTAAAAATAGGCGCAAGGTGCAGGGTGTAAGGGGGTATTAATATACCCCCATTTTTTTGTGTATTTTTTGGATAAGTATGCACCCCCTTACACCCTGCACCTTGAACTATATATGTATATATATATTATATATATTATTATTATAAATCAATACGTTATGTTTGTTGTGTGTGCGATTTGCAAGGTGTAAAAATAAAATACACCCTGCAACACCTTGCAATGTCTTTGCAATTTATTAACTGGTGACAATCCGTCACCAGTTGAAGCGGTTACATTTTATAACCAGTTACCCGATTTTATCGGGCAGTACAAAAAAAAGGAGGGTGACTTGCGTCCCCTCCTTTCGTTTTTGGTTTTATTAATAATTTTCATTAATATCTTTATTGGTAAAATCACATGCAAGCATTGCACTTAATCCAAGTTTTGCAATACTTCTGTATTTATGCCAATACGGCGTGCCATCATCATTTTTTTTACGCTCATTGTTTTCGTTAATTCTACAAAGATTTTTAGCAACAAAATCAACTAATTTATCTTCATATTGTATCATTTCATTAGTGCAAGCGTAAGGTATATTTAGCAATTCATCGTTGCGATTACGTTCTTTCATAAACTACCCCCTCCCCTTAAAATAACTCTCCGCATCATCGCCTAATATTCTCGTGTGTGCGTCAATGGCGGATTGTTTGGTTGCGAAGCGTGGGATATTATAATATTTATCCTCATCATTACTTTGTGCAATAAGTTTTTTTTCATCATTACTCCAACTTACGCACCAAGGATTAGTATCGCAAGTCTCCACCCAATCCGCAGCGTCCCACAACGCCGTTTCATATTTCCTGTGGGTGATTTGCTCCCATATAGCACGTTCTTTTTCAGGTGGCTGGTAGCAGTTGCCTGTTTCGTGGCGGTAAATATCACAATAATCTCCTGCATTATATTTTTCAATCCAATGACCTGCGTCATTAATGTATCCATATTTATGTCCAATTACTGGCTTCCAGCGTTTAGTTTTAGCCTCCGTTGCCATAATCACGGCTTCAAGTTCATTCTTGAAAGTGATAATTTCACCAGTGTTTGGATTGTGAACTGTTATTTTTTGCCCTAACTCAATTCGTGGTAGGATTATGTTGACGTGCGGAGTGGTTTCTAATTTTATCGTGTTCATGATTATTCTCCATCTATTTTAATAAATCTTGAAGTTGTTTGATTTGATTTTCTAAATCGCTGATTTGCTTCCGTTTAGAGCTGCCATCAACTAATTTATCCTGTTTAGCTTTAATCTCAAGCAAGGTTTTTTAGCCCTTGCAATAGCTACGTTTATTTCTTTCTCCGTCATTTTAGCCATGTTGTTTCTCCTGCTTATCTGTTTTAACTCCCACACAAAGCGGGCTTTAATTTCTTTATTCGTTGGGTAGGGTGGTGTAGTAATTTGCGTAAAAATCATCTTTTTTACCTCTTAGGTTTGTTTGCAATATTTCAAATTTGTTTTTATTTTCCCCGTGGTATTTTTTCAATCGCTCAAATTTTTCACGATTTTCAAAAATATTTACATCGCATATTTCATCAATTATTATTGGTGGTTGTGGGTTCATTTCTCTAACCATTTTTGCAACTCCCTAAAGTCTCTGCCTTTTAATTCAATTCTTAAAAGGTAATTGCCAACCTGCCATAATTTTTTCTTGCCACACTTAGAGCATTGATAAGTGGTTGCGACAACATTATCATCAACAACGCAATGAAACCATTCCTTATGTTGCACAAAATCGTGGTTGCATTTTTTCTTAAATAATTTAATCATTTATTTTTTCTCCTAAGTTTTTTGGTTTTTCTAATATTGAATATGGTTCAACACGGCTCATATTGTGCCAAACTTCAACTCCACAATGTGGACATTTTTCTTGCTGCCAAACTGGTAATTTTATATTATCTGGGATATCTAAACACAAATATTCACCACAACATGGATATTCACCAAATATCATATTCTCCCCTCCGCAATAGCTGCGTTAATTAAGGCTGCGTTGCCTGCGGTTAGTGGTTTAGTGCCTAAATACCAATGATTAACTGTCACTGGTGATTTGGCGGGCTTAAATATATTTGCAACTTCATTGATAATTAAATATTTATGCCTTTTTGTTTCTTTATGGCGTTGTCTTAACCATGCTGCAAATGTAGCGTTGTCTGTGATTTGTGTCATTGGTTATGCTCCTATCCATTCTTGGTTGGTTATTGGTTGAAATATGGCAGAATAATTTCCTGCTCCAATTTCATAAAATGTAACTTCTTTTATACTAGAGTTTATTCTTTCCAGTTGCCAATTTTCTAATGGTTTTTGATTATTCCAAGATTTTTTGTAGTAATTTATTATGTCTGTTCTAGCGTTCATTTCTAATCTCCATGTTAGCAGTTTATGCACTTGCTTAGGTGGTTTGTTGGTTATGCTGCCTTTTTTGTGTTTAAGTTTTTATGTAAAATATCTGCCATATCATTAGTCACCTTATTTTTGAAATCCTTATCACTTCCAAACTTAGCCAAAAACTCAGCGTCTTTTTTAAGCATCAACTGAAACGCAGCATCAAAATCATGCGTAAGGTTATTTTCTATTGCCGTAACCGCAACACGGTTCATTGTCGCTTCAAAATCAGCCAATTTAATGTTATGTTCTGCTAATTTTTTTTCTAAATAATTCATTTTATTTCTCCTTTTGCTAGCAGTTTATGCACTTGCTTAGGTGGGTGGGGGTTATTTCATTAAGCTTTCTGCTGTCCTGTCACTTACGCAACCATAATAACCGCCATTGATTAATTTTAAGTTATTTTCTTTTACAACTTTTGTGCCACCTCCATAAATTGCATTTTGTGCATCATTTTCACTAAAAAATATGCGCCCGTCACGTTTCCAACGAGGTGACAATCCTATGCAATTTCCATACGTTTCATCATGCGAATGATTGAATGTTATTTTTATTTCACATATCTTTTTTTCAACCGCTTCACGAACAGTCATTGCACCTTGAGGCGTGTTAATTAATGTTTTTCCTGTTAAATTAGCCATCTTCTAATCTCCGTTTCAGCTTCATTGCTGCCTTAAAAACAATATAGCATGGGAAACCAAAAATGGCAACCAGAAAAGGTAGCATTTATTATATTTCTTGTGCATAACTCTGTGGATAAAAATAATGCTTGCAAAATAGTGTGGATTTGTGCTTAAATATAATTTGAGAAAAGTTTAGTTTAGTGGAAAAACATAACATTTGTTAGTCGCAGTCGTCGAAGCGGTGCAGCTTTTCTTTTAACCTTTGGATTTTGTGTATTTATGGCAAATGGTAGACCGACTGATTATTGCGATGAAATAGCAAATAAAATATGTGAGCGCATTGCAAATGGCGAGAGCGTTAATTCTATGGGTAATATTGATTTATGGTAGGTCGTCCCTCGGATTTTAATGCAGAAAAAGTTGTAGATGCTTTATGGTATTTGGACAACTTCAAACAATGTGATGATGCTATTCCTAGTGTTGAAGGGCTTGCTGATTATCTTCAAGTATGCAAACAAACTGTATTAAATTGGTGTGAACCTCCCGCAAATGTTGATGAATTGCCCGAAGATAGAAAACAATTTTTAGACACGTTAAATAGAATTAAGGCTAGACAAGCAAAAATTACATTAAGTGGTGGCTTAAATAAAGTGTTTGATGCGTCAATTTCTAAATTGATTTTACATAATCATGGCTATAGTGATAAACAACAAATTGATGTTGAAAGTCCTAAAGGAACTATGTCACCTCCACAAATAGACGATAAAGAGCTTGCAAGGCGTGCTGCTTTTATGATACAAGGATTGTTAGATAAATAATAGGGAATAAATTATGGCTAAATATTATGTTTCACAGCTTATTAATCAAAACGAAAATATGCCTGATAATTTTTTAGAACAAAATAAAGAGTTGATTATTGAGACCGCAAAATCTCCTTATCATGTATTACTTGGCAAAGTTTGCGCCTTAGGATTTGATGAAATAATCCCCCTGTTTATTGAGTTTAAGGATTTCACAATTATTGTTGATAGCGAATACGATATTGCAGTAATACCAACAATTAACGATAAGGAATAAACACCATGACATTTGGAAGCGCAATAGAGCAAAATAAAGATGTGCAATCTAACAACGGCTTTGATGTGGCTGCCAATGGCGCATTAATCGTTAATCGCAAGCGTGCAACTCACCCTGCTGTTAATGCGGAGTTCACAATCGGAGCGGAGGCTGCAAATGTTCGCATTATCTTAGTGCAACTTAAAGATGCAAACGGAAATAATATTACTGAAAAAACAGTTTATGAATTATTAGTTTTGGCTGGTGCTTCTGATGCGCTTGCAACTGGTGGCTCAACTGGTATTTCTGATGGTGGCGTGGGTGCTATCCTCCAAACAATGACTGCTAAACAAAGATTTTTATGTCATACTGACGCAACGGGGCTTTCTGACTTTGACTGGACTGACACTGGCACTGAAAGCGTGCGCCTTGCCGTTGTATTGCCTAATGGCAATTTAATTGTTTCAGATGCGTTTGCTAATGCTTAAGGTGATTTATGACAATGATGTTGAACTTTCATCGAAATTGATTAATGGGTAGCAATGAATGACATAAACAATATTGTTGCACAGTTATTAAATGACCCTATCAAGAAGGCAGAATTAACCTCGTTAGTGCAAACTAGCGGGGTTTTTGATAAGCCGTTCGTGCCTAATGCAGGCCCACAAACCGCAGCATATTTTAGCAAGGCGGATATATTGCTTTATGGTGGTGAGCCTTCGGGTGGTAAAACTGGTTTATTATGTGGATTAGCATTAAATGAACATCGCCGTTCATTGATTGTGCGCAAAAAGTTCAAAGATGCTGAGGGTATTGTTGATAACCTTAAAGAAATGCTAGGAACAGAAGATGGCTTCGTTGGTGGTAATAGTCCCAAATATAAAATGGGCGGTGGGCGTGTAATTCATTTTGAGGGCTTAGAAAAGGGTGCTGCTGGTAGCATTGACACATCAAAACAAGGTGTTGCTCGTGATTTTATAGGAGTTGATGAGGCTGCGCAATTACCAAAAGATGCAGTAATGATGTTGCTTGGTTGGAATAGACCGCTCGGAGATTATAAAGAGCAACGTTGTCGCATGGTTTTAGCAAGCAATCCGCCTGTTGATACTGTAGGCGATTGGTTAGGTGAGTTTTTTGCGCCTTGGCTTGATGAAAAACATATAAATCCTGCTGCTAATGGTGAATTACGCTGGTATGTCATCAATGATGATGGTGAAAGCATACCAGTAGAGGGTGAAGGAATACATGAAGTTGACGGCAAGCAATTAAAAGCGTTATCAAGAACATTCATAAGAGCGAACGTTAAAGATAATCCTTACATTGATGAAGCGTCTTACATGTCAAGAATACAGGCAATGCCTGAGCCAGCAAGAAGTATATTTTTATCTGGTAATTTTTTACATGCTCGCAAAGACATGGAGTGGCAGTTAATTCCAACTGAATGGGTAAAATTAGCGCAAAAAAGATGGGAGGAGCATGGCAAACCTAATGGTGCGCCAATGTGTGCTATGGGGATTGATTGCGCTCGTGGTGGTGATGACATGATGGTAATGGCTTCACGTTATGACGGTTGGTATGACCATTTAATAAAATATCGTGGTAGTGAAGTTCCTGATGGACAAACAGCTGCTGCGATGATTAGCAAACACAGAAGAGATGGTGCATTATTGATTATTGATACAAATGGTGTTGGATGCTCTCCCTTTGACCAGCTTCGCACTAATGGCGTTGAACCTGTGTCATATAATGCGGCACGTGCTGCGATGAAGCGTAGTAAAGACAAAACAATGAAATTTTATAATAAAAGGGCGCAAGATTACTGGATATTTATGGAAGCCCTTGATCCTAACCAACATGGTGGAAGTGCAATTATGTTGCCGCCTGATAGAGAATTATTAAGCGATTTAACTAGTGTTTGTATAAAAAATCCTTCGCATATGATGTCGCAAGGCGTGTTATTGGAATCAAAAGAAGATATTAAAAAACGTATTCATCGCTCAACTGACTGTGGAGACGCTGTAGTTATGGCTTATTCGGAAGGGCTTAAGCAGGAAAATATCCAAGGCGGTTGGGGGGCATATAAAACAAATAGACAAAACGCAACGCCTTGTGTTATTATGGGGCGTGAGAGCATGAGAAGGAAATAATAATATGGGTGGAATATTTGGCGGTGCGCCTAAAGCACCAGCAATACAACCAGTTAAAGAAATACCTGTTGCAGATGATGCGCTAATGATTGCGGATAAACGGCGCAAAGCTGCGCAACGTGCTATGCAGCAAGGCGTGTTGTCAACTCAACTAAGTGATAATCAAGCGCAACCGATGCAAAATAAACCTGTGGGGCAGTAATGGGTGATATAAAATTAATTTCGGAAGAAAATCCATTTGCTAGTAATCCAAACGTTAAAATGAATGGCAACTATTTTGTTTTTGAATGTGATGGTAAAACCTTTCAGTCTTTTATATCTGGGATTAGTGATTATGAAGAAGCAAAAGAAAAGGCTTTTAATAGTGCTAGGCAATTTTTTAACAACGGATAAATAAAATGGGTGATATAAAGCGATTAGCGAAAACTGCCGATGAATTATTTAATGCAAAACTAACACTGCATGGATTATGGCAAGAAATAGCAGATTTTACATATCCTGAACGTGCGGATTTTACAAGTAATCGCACATTAGGAATGGATTTTGCTAGCAATCTATCTAACTCACATCAATTAATTGCTAGGCGTGAAAGTTCAACTATTATGTCAACTATGATGTTTCCTAAAAATCAAGTGTGGGCGCACATTAAAGCAGAAAAAGGCGATGACAATGATGAAGGGGTGATTGAAAACAACCAGTGGTTAGAGTTTGCGACAAAGCGAATGCGTGAAGCCATGTATAATTTTAATGCAAACCTAACTCGTGCATTAACTGAAGCGTGCAATGATATATGGGCGTTTGGTAATGCAGTTATTTCTTGTGAATATAATAGAGCTAAGCAAAGCCTTTTATATCGTTGCTGGCATCTTAGAGATATGGCGTGGGTTGAAGGTTACGATGGCAAGATTTGTGAGATATATCGTAAGTCAAAAGATAGTGCTTATAATTTAAATAAACAATTTAAGGGCAATGTATCTGATAAAGTCAAAAAAATGCTTGAAAAAACTCCGCATGAAATGGTGGAATATTGCCATGCTGTTTTGCCTGTTGATAGATATGAAGCATCTGCAAAAATAGCCACTGATTATGTTAGTGTGTTTTTTGAGTGTGAAACAAAGCATGTTTTGAAAGAGGAGGCATCACGCACAATGATTTATGTTGTGGCAAGATGGGAAACTGTAAGCGGTTTTCAATATGCTTATAGTCCTTGCTCGGTTGCTGCATTACCTGAAATACGCATGTTGCAACAATTATCTTTGATGATATTAGAAAGCACTGAAATGCAAGCACGCCCTCCTATTTATGGGCGCAATGAAATTTTTAGAGGCGATATTAATAGGCTTGCTGGTGGTATCACTTATCTTGATTTAGAACCTGAACAACGCATATCTGACGCAATGATGTTTGAGCCTTCTAATGCTGGTGGATTACAAGCTGCTGCGCAAAAAGAATTACAATCTATGGAAATGATAAATCGTGCATATTTCTTAGATAAATTAAAACTTCCAGTTCCTATGAGTGGCACAACTGCTTATGAGTTTGCAAAGCGCATGGAAGAATACATTATGATAAATCTGCCAATATTTGAGCCGTTAGAGCTTAATTTTGTGCAGCCATTATGCGAAATCACGTTTGATATAGCAATGCAAAATGGCGTGTTTGGCAGCGTTGAAGATATTCCTGAAACATTGCAGGGAGTTGATATAAACTTTGAGTTTCATAATCCATTGCAAAAAGCTATTGAAGAGCAAAAAGCACAACAATATATTGATGCACTTGGATTGGTTTCACAAGGTGCTGCTCTTGACCCATCTGCGCCAATAATATTAAAATCTAAAATTGCATTGCGTGATGCTATGGTTGGTAAGGGTATTCCTGCTAAATGGCTAAATAGCAGTGATGAAATTGAAGCTATTGAACAACAGCAAGCGCAAGCACAACAAGCACAACAGGCTATGGCAATGCTGCAACAAGGAGGCGAAGCTGCAAAAGCAGTTGGTGAAGGTGCGCAAGCAATTAACGGGATAATGTAATAATAAACAATGGGAAAAATATGATTGAAGAAAATAAAATGAAAGCTATGTTTGATGATATTACAATCAAATATGAAGGCGTAAGATATGACTTAAAGCCAACTGAGGGAAACTACGAGGGTTGGATTTATCAATTTGAAAAAAATGGTAAATTTGTTCGTATTAAAAAGACATTATCTGATTTATCTTACGAAACATTTGAAATATTGGCGCAACAAGCATTGATTATATTATCAAAATAATTAACAGTTGCAAACTTAATTGAAAAACCTTATAATGATTTTAACTATGATTGATATTAGTAAAATACTACCGCTTATTCCAGTTGAAACAGACATATCTATTGCTTATGCAGTGCAAGCGTTAGAGCGTGGCGAAGCAACTGCTGAACAACAGAAAAAAGCGTTATCATGGATTGTTGAGCGTGCAAGTCGTGCTTATATGCCTTCTTATAATGGCGAAAAGGTAAATGACACAATATTTAATGAAGGTAAGCGTGCGGTTGGATTGCAAATTGTTCAATTAGTTAATGCTAATTTAGCAACAATAAAGGAAGCTATTAAATGACAAGTGTTTCAGTGGAAGTGTTTATTCAAGAGCAGTATAATGAAGATGGTGAACTAGGAAGGCAAGTAATTACTTTTTCTTTGTTCAATCAAGATGGACGCATTATGTCAAGAGATGTGGTTTTTTTTGCCGTTGGTTCTAATCCTAATTACTTAGGGCAAGAAGCATTAAAAGAAGCGATTGCTGCGCATAAAATAGATTTGATTAATAAATATAATTTTTTATTTTTAGGTAATGAGTAAAGTATGACGGAAGAAAACGTAGGCGCAAATGATACGGTAGTATCTGGTAATGATACAGTTGTAGCAAATAATGCTGATACTATTGTTGCTGGTGCAAGTGATACAGTTGTTTCTAGTGGCAATGATACAGTTGTTGCTAATGAGTTTTCATGGAATACCTACCTTGATGGAATTAAACAAAAAGATGAAAAGTTATATAATGTCGTAAAAACCGCATCAAGTGTTGATGATGTAGTTAAGCAGAATTATGAATTACAAAAGCGCATTTCTCAAGGGTTCAAAGAGCCTGAGTTGCCTAAAAACGCAACTGAAGCGCAAATCAAAGAATATCGTGAAAAGATTGGAGTTCCTGCTGCGCCAAATGAATATAAGTTCCCTGAAAACGTTGCAGTTAAAGAGGAAGATAAGCCGTTATGGGATTTATTTGGTAAGTTTGCTATTGAAAATAATATATCGCAAAAAGATTTTACTAAGCTTGCTCCTGCTTATTATGCTATGGAAGCATCAATCCGTGAACAGGCAGAAAAAGACTTCAAAGAGGTAACTCGTTCTCAAGATGGAGCGATTAAAGAATTATGGGGCAGTGATGCTGCCGATAATATGAAAGCAAATGAGGCTTTTTTAATTAATGCTGGTGGCGAAGAATTAGCGCAAATGTTGCTTGGGGCAACTAGTAGCGATGGTAGACCGCTAGGAAATAACCCATTGGTTGCTAAATGGCTTAATAAGCAAGCTAGAGCCTTTGGATATGCTGATGTGATGAGCGCAGGAAAAAGCGACGGCAAAAGCATTGACGACCAAATCAACGAAATCTTGCAACGCAAGACTTCCCCTGATTACTACCATGTTAAGAATAAAGCAAAGGCTGATAAAGACCATGCTGAATATCTTAGATTGTTAGAAATTAAGGAAAAGTTGAAAAAGTAAGTTTTTTTTAATTAAAAAGCCTGTCGGTTTGCGGAGAAAGCCTTTAATGGATAATTCGCAAGCAAACTCTAAGGATAAGTTTAATTAAGATATTTTAACCAATATTTTAATCATTTTTATATAAAGGAGTTTGTTATGCCAGCTTTAAGTCCTGTGCAACAAATTGCGTATCGCACAGAAGCGATTGCTCAATTTGAATTAAAAGAAGCATTATTGCGTGATACTGTTACCATTGAAGATGTAGATAAAGGCGAGACTGCCACGTTTGCTATTTATGGTTTAGCAGGTAAAACTGCGGTTACTCGTGACCTAAATGGATTAATTCCGGGGGATAGCATTAATCGCTCTCAAGTTACCGCAATTATGCACGAGCGTCATTTTGTAGCGGAGCATACCGATTTTGACGTGTTTGCATCTCAAAGCAATACAATTAAAGCAATGCAACAAGGTATGTCTGTTATTTATCGTGACCATGATAAAGAAATTTTGACGGCGTTAGATGCTGGAAGTGGACATCAATTTACTTCGGCAGGCTTGAGCCTACAAGATATTCTTAAATCTGTTGCTCGTTTGGCAACCAATAAAGCAGCAAAAGATATTACTGCTGTTATTACCCCTGCTGCATCAGCTTATTTACATCAAATTGATAGCTTCACTAGTGCTGACTACATTGATACGAAAGTGTTTGGTGATAGTAATGCTATGATGGCTTTTAAGTGGATGGGCGTTAAGTTTATTGTTCACCCTGAATTAACTGGAGTAGGCACATCTAGTGCAAAATTATTTGTTTATGCAAAAGAGGCAGTAGGACACGCTATTGCTCGTGGTAAATTGGATTTCACTATTGACTTTGATAATCGTCATGCTTTTCATTATACTCGTGCTAGCTCTGCTCATGCTGCCGTTGTTCTTCAACCTGCTGGTGTTGTTGAGATTACTCACGATGACACTGGAATGATAATTGCTTAATTTAGGAGGATTAAATTATGGCTTATTCAACTGCAAATCTTTCTTTAACGGAAGTGGGCGGTATTGGCGGTATTCGTCAACGCTCTTGGAAATATGAAAGCACTGATGCTGCAACTGTTGTGCGTGTAGATGGTTATATTGCCGATGCACGTGACCGCGGTATGCAGGTAGGTGACATTTTATATGTTCGTGATACTGACGCAAGCCCGAACGCAACGCAAATTATGACTGTTGCTGCTATTAATGCTAATGGCTCTGCTGATTTATCAGACGGCGTTGCAATTACTGCTACCGATAGTGATTAATTTATTATATAATAGGGAGGGGATTTATTTCTCCTCTCTATTAACAACTAAAGGAACTTTATGCAAATAGATTATTCTGATTTACGAAATGGCAATAATAACGTGATTATTCACTTGTATCGTGCGCCTGTGCATGTAACTGTTGAAGAATTGCTTGATAGTTCTACATGGGTTAATGTCGCGCAAAAATTAGACAAAGAACATATTATCCAAGTAATTTGGGAAGATATGAGCAAAGAATGTGAGTTTAGGGTTATTTCTAAGCGTGACAAAATAGTTACTCTTAAATTGCGTGGCGAAGTCATTATTTATGATGATAGCCAAGAAACAAAAGCTGGCAAGTTTAAGGTTGAATGGCGTGGAAAAGGTAAGTTTTGTGTGTTTTTAGATGGCGCAACAGACCCTATTTTGCGTGGTTTTGACACAAAAGAGCAAGCACTAACTGAGGCGCAAAAACTAGCGGCATAACATGGCAGATAAATTGCAAGTATATAATGGTGCATTACTTCATTTAGGCGCAAAAACACTTGCAACTTTAACTGAGGAACGAAAATCACGCCGTGTGCTAGATACAATATGGGCTGCGGGTGCGGTTCGTTACTGCTTACAGCAAGGTTATTGGAACTTTGCAACTCGCACCATTAAGATTGACGCAACGCCTAGTGTTGAACCTAATGACTTTGGTTATAGGTATGCGTTTCCGCAACCTAGTGACTTTGTGCGTATGTTATCTATAAGCTATGGTGAATATATGGATATTCCACTTAATCGGTTTGTTGATGAAGCGCATTATTGGTTTGCGGATTATGATAAATTATATATCTCATATATATCTGATGATGTTTCTTATGGTGGTTCGCTTGGTGATTGGAGTGAGAGTTTTACAAGGTTTGTTGAATTATACTTAGCGCAACGTGCTGCGCCTTCAATTACTCATGATAGCACTATAGTTGCTAAAATAGAAAAGCTTTATAAAGATGCTTTAAGCACCGCAAAAACTAAAGATGCAACTAATCAAGGGGCGAAAGAAACTCCGCTTGGTGCATTAGCTAGCGCACGATTGAATGGGCGCAGAAGTGGAACTCGTAGTTCTGGTGGGTGGTTAATGTAATGGGCGCAAAACGAAACATTATCTTAAATCGCTTTAATTATGGTATTGTTTCAAAGCTAGCATTTGCACGTCGTGATATTCCAAAACTTGCACTTGCAGCCGAAGAGCAAACTAATATTATAGGGCGCACACTTGGAGCTGGTAAGTTTCGTGCTGGTATGCAATATTTATTTAACACGTTTAATAATTCTAAAGTTAGATGCGTTCCATTTGTGTTTGCTGTAGATGACACGGCAATTTTAGAGTTTAGCAATAATATTTTACGTCCTTTAGTTGATGACCAACCTATAACAATTCCCGCAACTAATACAGTTATAACTAACCAATCTTTTGCATCTGATTTATCTGGGTGGACTGCCAATGATGATGCGGGAGCGTTATCATATCATTCTACTGGGTTTATGGTTTTGAAAAGCCAAGGCGTTGCATCAACTGCCCGCAGGTGGCAATTAATAAGTGTTGCAGTTGGTGATAGGAATAAACGCCATTGTGTGAAATTAACTGTTGCTCGTGGTGAAGTTAAAATAAATATTGGTAATACTTATGGCGATGGCGCATATATAAACGCAACAGTTGCAAGTGGTGGCACACAATCTACAAGTTATTATTATTTTACATTTGTTCCCACTGGTAATTTTTATATTCAATTATCTAATGATAAGAATTATGCTGATAGTTTAATTGATAGCATTGAAATTATTAATAACGACACAGCAGAGCTTGTTACACCATTTACCGAAGCTGATTTGCCATTTATTCGCACAACTGAAGTAAAAGATGTTGTTTATGTTGCTTGTAAAAATAAAAATCCTAAAAAGATATTGAGGTTTAGCAAATATAGTTGGGGCATAGAAGATTTTGCTCCTTTAGATGGTGTTTTTGATTTAATTAACATATCTGATATTACGATTGCACCAACTGCATTATCTGGGCAGGTTAATCTGATTTCAAATGCAAGTTATTTTAATAGCGGAATGATTAATTCTTTAATTAAAATCACATCTAGTGGTCAACAAACCAATAATGTTTTAACTGGTAACAATCAATTTGGTGATTATATCCGCTTAACTGGTGTTGGCGCAAATAGAAATTACAATGTAATTATTTCTGGCACATGGACTGGCACAATCTCATTGCAACGTGCGGTTGGTGAGCCTAACGCTTGGGCTGATACTGGCACTGTTTTTACCGCTAACACAAATGTTATCCGAAGCGATGGCGATGATAATGCAATAGTGTATTATCGGTTGGCTTTTTCTGGCGGGTATGGCTCTGGTTCTGCAACAGTGCAATTATCTATAGGTTTAGGAAGTATTACAGGGGTTGCTCGTATCATAGGTTATGTTTCACCAACGAACGTGATTGCCAGTGTATTAAAACCATTTGGCGGTGTTGGGGCAACAATAAACTGGTATCAAGGAATATGGCGTGATGGCAATTATCCTTCTGCTGTGGCAACACATGAGGGGCGTTTATGGTGGGCTGGTAAAGATAGAATTATTGGTAGTTCATCGGACGCATTAGAAAGTTATGATGAAGAAATAGAAGGTGATATTGCGCCAATTAATGTTATTATAGGTTCTAATGGGAACGATACAATAAACTGGTTGCTGCCATTATTTCGTTTGGTTATTGGTGGTGAATTAGCAGAACGCACCGCCCGCAGCACATCACTTGATGAGCCTCTAACGCCAAGTAATTTTAGCTTAAAAAAAGATGGAACTCGTGGTAGTTCACCAGTTGAAGCGATTGAAGTTGACCAGTCTGGATTTTTTGTGCGTAATAATAGGCTTTTTAATCTTGCTCCAAGTGATAGAGTGGATACATCATATCAAGCTAAAGATGTAACGCTAATTGCGCCTGAAGTTGGAATTGGTGGATTTATTCGCTTGGCAGTGCAACGTTATCCTGATACTCGCATTCATGGCTTGCGTAACGATGGTAAGGTTGCTTTATTTGTGTTTGATGAATTAGAAGAAGTGCAATGCTGGCAAATAATAGAAACAGACGGCGTAATTGAAGACATTTTTATATTACCAGCCGAAGCTAATGCAGAAGAAGATAGGGTTTATTATGTTGTGCGTAGAATTATTAATGGCAATACAGTTCGCCATATTTGCAAATGGTCTTTTGAAAATGAATGTGTTGGTGGCACGTTAAACAAACAGGCGGATAGCTTTATTGTTTGGAATGGTAGCGGTAGCGTGATTAATGGTTTGTCACATTTGGAAGGTAAGCAAGTTGTTGTATGGGCTGATGGCAAGGATTTTTCAAAAGGATATGGCAACAATCAAACGTTATACACTGTATCAGGCGGGCAAATAACCTTGCTTTCACCAGTAACGCAAGCGGTGGTCGGGTTGCCATATAAAGGGCGGTATAAATCAAGTAAGCTAGCATATTTTGCTAATTATGGTGAGCCTTTGACTTTTACCAAACGCATAAGTCGGTTGGGAGTAATTTTACTTAATAGCCATAATAGATGTTTGCGCTATGGTCAGGATTTTGCAGAAATGGACGAGTTGCCGTTAAAATATGAGGAAGCATTAATAGATGCTGACATTGTGTGGGAAGATTTTGACGAAAATGTTATTGAGTTTGATGGCGATTGGAGCGGTGATAGTCGCATTTGCTTAGAAATGCAAGCACCACGTCCATGCACTATTTTAGGCGTAGTTATGGGGCTTGAAACTAATGACGCAATATAGCATTCGTGAAACTGTTAATGATGATTTTTTGCTTTTATGTGGCAAACTGCCTATAGCAGATGAACCAATTAAAGCATGGACTGTTATTTATGATGGTGACATTGCTTGCATTGGTAGCTTGGCAAAGAAAGAAGGTAAATGGATTTTGAATAGTGATTTTAATCCTTTAATCAAGCATTCTGCCATTACTGTATTTCGTATTTCTTGCTATATCATGCAAAAAGCGTTAGAATATGAGAAAGATATTTATGCTTATGGTAAAATCACGCCTGATAAATATTTGTTAAAATTAGGTTTTAGATTTATTGGAACTATAGATGAGCTGGGGCTTGGGGTTTATAGAACATGACAGGAATTGAAATCGCATTAATAGCAGGAGCGGTTGGAACGGCGGTAAGCGCAGCTGGTTCTATACAGCAGGGTAACGCTGCACGGGCTTCTGCTAATTTTCAAGCTACGCAATATCGGCAGCAAGCAAAACAAAATGAAGCGTTGGCACAACGTCAAGGTTTAGAAAGAAAACGACAAATTGATTTAGCTTCATCACGGGCAAGGGCTTTAAGTGCAGCAAGTGGCGTATCTAGCGCATCGCCATCTATTGTTAATTTGTTAGCTGGATTAGATAATGAAGCGCAATATGCGCTTGATAGTTCTATTGTGGCAGGACAAGAAAGCGCAACAGGGTTGAATACTGCTGCTGATGTTCAAGTATTGGCAGGAAGGAATGCCAAAAAAGCAGGATTATATGGTGCGATTGGCGGTATATCACAATATGCTTTAATGGCTGGCGCAACTGGTAACAGTGGTAAATCTAGCACAAAAATAATTGGGGGTTACTAATGCCACGCTTACCATCGGCACAGGATATAAATAGACAAACTCCATCTTATGATAGGCAGTTTGTTGCGTTACCTGAAGACCCAACAGGAAAATTAATGCAACAAACTGGCAATCAGTTACAGCAAACAGGCGCACAACTTCAAAAACAAGTGATTAAAACGCAACGATATGAAGCGAAATTAATGGAGCAAGAAAGGCAGAAAGTAACACAACTGCAAAAAGCGCAATCTCAAACTGGCGTTGTGCAAGATTTGAATGATTGGTATGCGCAAGAATTAAGTAATCCTGATTATTCAACAAAACCAAAGCGATTTAATGAGTTTGCGCAAAAAACATTACAAAAATATTCTAGTAATATTACCGATGAGCGAGAGCGTTCATTGTTTGAATTATCTGCAAAGCAGGATATATCTAATTATGGCTTAAAGTTAAATGAAAACGCTTATGAAATACGTAACAAACAGTTAGTAGCTGATTTAGATGTAACACTTGACCGCACGATTAATCAAATAAGCGCAACAGATGACCCAAACACAATGCAGCGGTTAATGCAAACTCAAATTGCTTATGCTGATAGTTTAATTGGAGCTGGCATATTGCCTCCATCAAAAAAACCTGAGATAATTAAAAACCTTCAAAACAGCGTTGCATTTTCACAGTTGAGCAAAAAATCACCTCAAGATTTACTTAAGATTTTCAATGGTAATTCGGGTGGATTTGATGCTGCTGTTGATATTGTGCTGCAAAATGAAGGTGGTTACGTTGCCAATGATGGCAATAGTGGCGCACCTGCAAACTTCGGAATTAATCAAAAAGCAAATCCTGATATTGATGTTGCTAACTTAACCGCTGATAAAGCCAAGCAATTATATAAAGAAAGATATTGGGATAAATATAATTTAGAGCAAGTCCCTAAAGATGTGCAAGCAATAGTGTTTGATGGCGTGGTTAATCATCGTAGTGATTTTGCAAAAGAATTAGTTGATGCAGCTAAAAATGGTGCGTCATTAAGTGATATTAAAAACATGCGCAATGAAGAATATATGCGCCTTGCATCACTTGACCCTGCAAAATATGAGCAGTTTTTAGGCGGTTGGCAAAATAGATTAACCAAGTTTGATGGTAGTGATGATGCTGCATTCTTAGGCTATATTACTCCTGCGCAACAGAAAACATTAAGAAATGAAACTTACGGATATGTGAAAAACAATATATCCACCGAGTTTGATGGAATAAAAAAAGCCACGTCAGAAAATGCAGTTATTCCAAATGAAGTATTTACTAACCTTGTTACGCAAGCAAATCAAGTTGGTGAACCAGAATTAGCCAATAAAATAAAAACTTATGGCGATAATCAGAAAAATATATCGCTATTTTCGGGTAGGCGCATAGATGAGCAAGTTGCGCAGTTGTCTAAATTGCAAATGGAATTAGGAAGTGGTAACACAAAAAATGCTGAATTATATGGATTACTAAAGGAGGCGCACGCTGAAAACCTTAAAAGAATTGAGAAAGACCCACTAGATTATTATTCTAAAAGTGGGATAACAGCACCAATAGTTCCGCTTGATTTATCATCACAAGAATTAGATAGTAATGCAATGTTTAGAGAGCTTATTTCACGCCGTGAAAGCATAAATAAAATCAAATCATTTGAGGGCAATAATCCTAATATTCCAATATTATTAGATGATGAAGTTAATGCGCTTAAAGTTGATTTTGAGAAAGGCGAGCCTTCTAAGTTTGTTTCAAAAATAACCGCATTAAAAGAAGTCATGACCCCAGATGAGCTTGAAAGAGTTGCATATAAAGCATTTAAGGCAAATAGTTCATTTGCGGTTGCATTAGCACAAGAGCCACAGGTTGCTACGGCAATTATTGAAGGTGAAAGGCTGCCAGACCCACTACCTAAAAAAGCATTCCAAACTGATTTACAAGAACAATTTAATGGCATGTTTGTTGCACCATCACAAGTTGAAGGACTAACAAACGCTTTGTGGTCTTATTATAAAGCGCAAAATTATAATAATTTACAGTCCACATCAGAAAATAAGATTAAAAAGAAATTTTCCACCAACACAACTCCCGACAGCGATTTGTTAACAAAAGTAATAACTGATATTATGGGAGAGCCAGTTAAATTAGATAATGGAAGCAAGGTTTTCTCATTCAAAGATAATGCGGGAAATATGGTTGATGAAGATATTTTGCAAAGCGCAATAGACGATTTAACAGATGAGCAAATTATACAAATAAATGGTGGATTACCTAGAAGCGATATGGGTGATGTATCTGTTGATGAATGGCGTGATAATGCAATTTTAGCATCTATTGGTGACGGACAGTATGGCGTTATCCTCAATGGCGCAAGATTACTTGATGGAGATGGCAAAACATTTGTGTTAAACTTGAAAAAAATTATAAACGGAAACTGATATGGGTGCTTCTTTTCTAAAAAGTGGAATTGATTATTTGCCAGCTTATTCACCAAATACGCAACCAACAGGCGCATTAGAAAATGCAACAGTGGCAACTAGTGCGTTTTTTTCGCAACCAGAAGTTTATGATTATAACCTTGATAAGAAAATATCAGAACGTGATGATTTTATTAAAAATAATTTCACAGATTTTGATTATGTTGGCACTGCAAAATTGGAAGCTGAAAAAGCTATGCCAAAACCTGAAGGGTTTTTTGAGAAATTCACGCAACCAACACCAATAGAAGCATCTTTGCAACAAAGAAACCTTAATGACAAAACATACTCGTTGCTTGATGCGCAAATTATTGAAGGTAGAAAATCTAATCCTGAAAAATGGGCTGGAATTAACACAACAGAAGAAATAAAGCAATATTATAATCAAGAAATAAACTCACAAAGGCAGGTTGTAGCAGATTACTCTTCTCGTGGTGCGGGAACTACATCAAAGTATGTTGCGCCTTTTGTGGGTGAAATTGCTGGTTCAATGCTTGACCCTATTAATATTGCCACGTTACCACTTGGAATGGGCGCAGCTAATGGGATATTAAAAACTATTGCAGGTGAAGCTGCAATTAATATGGGAATTGAGGCAACACAATTACCAGCTTATCAGCGTGTTGAAACTGCCCTTGGAACGCCAATGAGCGCATCAGATATGGTTTTACAGGTTGCAACGGCTGGTATTGGGGCAGGAGTTATAACAGGGGTAGCAAAAGGATTGCCTCCTGCTTATAACTTTATTAGAAATCGTGCAAATCGTATTAAGGCAATGAATAAAATTGCAGAAAGCGTATCAGTTCCTAAATCTGTTAAATATGCTGCGAAATGGATTAGGCGTAAATCCGAAGTTGAAGATAATATCCCGCAAGAAATTATTGATGCAGTGCAAACCAACAATCCTAATATTACGCCTGAAACTGCCGTTAATAAAGCGGTGCAAATCCACAGAGAAAACTTGCAAAAAACATTAGATGCGATTGAAGCGGGGCGACAACCTGATTATAACAGTATTCCTAGATACGATGCGAATGATGATATTTTAGCACCGCAACCATCTAATATTAGGGTTGATAATGCAGAGCAAATCAATAGAACTACTCTAGGAATAGAGCAATCTATTCCTAAAGCTGAAACAATGATTGCAGACTGGAAAGCTAACAAAACTAAATTGCAGGATAGCTGGAAGCAGAAATTAGGATATAATCCACAACCATTTCATCAATGGGTAAAACAGCAAGGTGGTTTAGTTGATAAAGGTGGTGAACTCAGAACTCGTGGCGTAACTCCAAAAACATTTGTTGGCGGTATTCGTGCTGAATACAAGGGTAATCGCAGTAAAGGTTATGAAAAAAACATTGACCGCAAGACAGGTTTTGCCGTTGGCTCAATGGAACAATTCAATGTCGATGGCACTGGTGGGTTATTACAGCGTGCTATTAATGAAGGTTATTTTCCACAAGCACAAGGTGTGCAGTATGACGATTATGCAACCATGGCAAATAATGCGCCAACCATGGACGATTTTTATGATTTGCTTGCAAAGTCAATTCAAGAAGAGCCTATTTATAGGCAATCAGATGTTGATGCAATGCGTAACTGGGAGCAAGCTAATGGTGGCACAGTTGAAAGCAATCCTTATAGCATTACTAATCGCACAACGCCTTATGAATTAGCGCAAAAATTATATTATGAAAAATTAGATATACGTGACCAAAAACGTAATTTAATGCACAATAATATCCATGAAAAACTAATGGCAACAGGGCGTAATGACCTGCCATTATGGCAATATCAAGATATGATTATGATAAGCTATGATAGCTTTGTTGAAAGATATGGCGATGTTGATGATGCGTTTGAAGCTGCAATTAATAATTTCTTTGATGGGTTGGATATTGGAAATGTCACTCCGACTAATGCAAGTGATAACACGTTTTTTAACGATGCACGGATATTGTATCAGTTTGTTGGCAGTAAAGGGAATATTGGATTTGATTTAACGCGGTCTTATAGAGATGCGGCATCAAAATTATCATCGGGATATTCGCCTGAAAAAGTTAGAGAGCAAACAGGGTGGTTTTATGGAAAAGACGGTAAATTAAGATTTGAAATAGATGATAGCGATGCAAAATTAAAAATATCACTTGAGCCAGAAAAAGATGTTTATGAAAATAATTCGTTAAAACTTGGCGATGTATTAGAACACCCAAAATTATTTTCTATATATCCTCATCTTAAAGAAATACCAGTTTCAATAAAAAGAGATAAATATTCTCTTGGTGATAGTAGCTCTTATAATCTTGATACGAACTTAAATCAAAAAACTATTGATAATTACAAAAAAGAATATGAATTAGCCTTAGAAAGAAACAATCCTACGGTAGCAAATCAATGGAAGCGTTTATACGATAAAGCATCAACTGCATTAAAAAATAATGAAGGAGAGCAGATTAAAATTAAAAGTAAAGATGAGGCTGGTGTTTTTTCTAATTTGATGCACGAAATACAACACGCAATCCAAGCGTATGAGGGTTTTGCTAGTGGTGGGACTATTCGTGATGCAGGAAGCTATGAAAATTATCGTAATTTAGCGGGAGAAACAGAAGCAAGAGCCACCCAAAATAGAATAAATATGACTACATCCGAAAGAATGAGCGGAAGCATAAGTTCTATTTACGACATTGATTTAGGAAAAATGATTGTAACCTTCAACAATAAAGAAATGGATAGTCGCAGTAAAACCCCCGACAACTCCACACCATCACTAGAAGGCTTTGAGCCAATATCGCAGCGTGAATTGATTGAGCGCAAGATGGAGGGCAAGGCGCAAGCTAAAAAGCCACAGAAAGGAATGCAGGGCGAAACTAACTTATTTGACCAGTCAGAATTGAAGCAAGACACTTTGTTTCAGCGTGTGTGGCATGGTTCACCATATCGTAATATTGAAAAAACAGGGTTTAAGCTAGATAAAATCGGAAGCGGTGAAGGAGTGCAAGCCTACGGCTGGGGATTGTATTTTACTGAAACAAAAGAAATTGCAGAAGGATACAGAAAATCGTTATCTAATAAAAGTCTTGGAAATGCAGAAACACAAACTGCAAGAGATTTACTTTATAAAGGTGACACAAAATATGTATCACAAAAAAATGAAGCAGATTATCAAGATGCAATATTGGCTGCAAAAAGCAATATAGACGCTCTTGAAAGAAGAGGGGCTAATGCAGAATTTTATAAAAAAGTTCTCGCAATCCTTGAAAGCAAGGAAGATTTGTCTATGACTGGGCAAGTTTATGAGGCTGTTATTCCTGAAAGTAACACAATGATTTTATGGGATAAGCCTTTAAGTGAGCAAAGCGATTATGTAAAAAAAACCATAAAAAACACTTATGGGTTAGTAAAAATAAATGGATTAACATTAAAAGATAACCTTGATAAAATAACAGGAGAAATGTTTTATCGTTCATTAGGATTGGCAAAAAAAACATCAATAGAATTAAATCAAGTTGGTATTAAGGGGATAAAATATCTTGATGGAAATAGCAGAAGCGCAGCAAATGGCACAAATAATTACGTTGTTTTTGATGATACAGCGATTGATATAATTGACACTTATTACCAAGCAGCTAAAGGCTCTATCACTTTTAACGGCAATCAAGCAACAATCACCCTTTTCAAAGATGCGGACGCTTCAACATTTATTCATGAAATGGGGCATTTTTACACCAATATGATGCGTGAATTGGCAGCACATGAAAAAGCACCTGCCGAATTAAAAGCTGATTGGCAAACCATAGAAGATTTTGTCGGCGCAGAGCGAGGGCAGAAGTTCACAGTTGAGCAGGAAGAAAAACTTGCCCGTGGTTTTGAACAATATATGCGAGAAGGCATTGCGCCAAATGAGCAGTTAAAATCGTTATTTGCAACCATAAAAGATTGGTTGATGCAGATATATCAATCACGGCGTGACCTTGATGTTGAATTGAATGATGACATTAGGCAAGTGTTTGATAGATGGCTAACGCCTGACGTTACCAGAAAATACGCATCTAAAAATGATAGCTACGATGCAATGGTGGCTGCAAAGTTAAGTGATGACCAGACACTATTTAGCAAAACTCAAAGCGCAAATGATTTGTTTTATGAAGCGGGTGACTTTTATGTTTCAACTATGCAGGAAGCAATTTTACAACCAAGCACTAGCGTAAAAGCGTTAAAGGATTATCAAGCGATTGTTAATTTTGTTGGTGGCAATATGCGCACTCCGCTTAATGTTGTGCAAAAGCAACAGATAGCAGATGCGGTTGAAACACACTTCAAAACTGGCAATCCACCTAATGAGGAATTGAGGGAAGTATTCACTAATATGCGCAAACTTGCATCATCTAAATATGAAGAATTATGGAATAGCGATGTGTATATTCCTGATGATATTGTAGCGGTTATGGACAAGTGGCGACAACCAGCTATGATTGAGCCGAATGATTTTGTCACCAATAGCGTGAATGACAAAGCCATTCCACCGCAATTAGAGTTTGAGCAAAGCGAGATTGATTTTGCGCAACAGGCGGATTTTGCAAGGTTGGTGCGTGATTATGGAGATGAGGTTGACGATGTTACTGGCTTGTCATATAAAGAGATAAATGCTATGATTGAGGCTGATAATAATATAATTGCTGCAATGCAAACGTGCGCAAGGTAAGAAATGAGTTTTTTAGATTGTATTAAATCCACAGCCGCCCTAACCGCACCACAACGGCAGCAGATTGAAAAGGATTATGATAAGCATTATAAAACATATCAACAAACTATTGGCGATAACGAAGCTGCGCATCTTGCTGCAACTAGGGTTGTGCAATCCACCATCACAGAATTAAACGCTAAAAATAAAGCTGCGATTAATGATATATTGACTTATCGGCAGATAAAAGTTGACCATGCTAAATTAGCAACAAATCAGAGATTAAAACGCAATGAAGCTGGCAAAAAAGGCAAACTACTATTCTGGTGGAGCGATAACGAATATGCGTCTCATCAAATATTAGAAAACGCATTTAATGCACAAATGGCGAAAGAAAGAGAATACACTATTAAGGTTGCGCCATTATTAGATAAATATGGTTCAAAAAAATTAGGGTTCACTCAAGATGTTGAAGGGTTCAAAAAGGTAATATCTGAACATTTAGGCAAAGATACTGGTGATAAAGTTGCTAAAGAAGAAGCTAAATTAGTTAAAGAAATATTTGGACACACTGGCAATGATTTTAGGGCAGCGGGTGGCGTGATGGGAGAAATGCCAAATTATTTTCCACAAAGGCATGTTGCACAGCTAGTTTCTCCACCTAAAAAAGACAGTAACGCTTCATTTGAAGAATGGTATAATTTTCACATGCCATTATTAGATTGGAGCAAAATGATTGATGATAGCACTGGAATGCCATTTTTTGAAGTTGCGGGGCAAACATTAACGCCTTTTCAACTTAGAAGATTAAAACCATTAATGCGTGATATATTTAACGAAATAGAAAGCCAAGGGCTAAATGATATATTAGATGCTATTCAGGAGCAAAAAACCAATGTTGGCAAAGGACAAGAATTAATGAATAAGCGTTCTGCCTCTCGCTTTTTCATTTATAAAGATGCTGATAGCTATTTCAAATATAATAATAAATATGGCGTTAGCGATGAAGGACTTTTTGATACTTTCGTGTCGCACATTGAAAGCATGGCTAGAGATGTTGGTTTAATGAAAGTGCTGGGAGCAAAGCCACTTAATCAATATAAAAGGTTAGCTTTGTTGGCAAGCCAAGATAATAAAGATGCACGTTTATGGGTGCTTGAAAATATGTGGAAAAACATTAGTGGTAGCATTAGAAGACCATTGAATGACGCTGGATTGGCTTCCACTCCAAGAGGAACAGCTTATGTGTGGCGTGGAATTGCCAATTTATCAAGAGCAACTTTATTGGTTCGTGCGCCATTGTCAAGTTTATCTGATACTGTTTCACTAAATAAAATGGCAAGGCTAAACGGATTATCGCAATATAAAATAGCAAAAAATTACTTAAAAATATTAAACCCAAAAAATCCAACTGATAGGCGATTTGCAAGGAGAGCAGTTTTAATATCTCAATCAGTTAGTGGAAATAGTATCAGGCAAGCAAAATATACTTCTTCTATGGAGTTGCGCAACAATAATACCAAGGCAGGAAAGTTTGACAGTGCTATGGGCGCATATTCAGCCACAATGCACCGAGCCACTGGAATGAGCGTTATGAGTGATGCAGCAAGGCAAGCATCATATATGACTGTAGGAGGGCTTTTTGATGAATATAAGCGTGCTAATATCAAATATAAAGAATTGCCTGAATTGCTCAAAAATTCAATGGATAAATATGGATTAGGTGAAAATGAATACGATGCAATTATGCGGGGCAATTCAACTCAAATACAAAATGATTTAGGTTATTTATTCCCTGAAGGAATGCTTGCAGAAGATAAAAAAACTGCTTTCAAGTATGAAATGTGGCTAACCGAATTATCGCAATTAGGCTCAAATGAAAGCAGGTTATTTACTCAAGCCATGATTAACATGGGTAATTCTTTTGGAACTGGTGAACGAGCGGTTTTGTCTAGTGTAATGATGTTTAAGAGTTTTGCAATCACTCAATTAGTTAATCATATTGCACCATTAATGCGTGACATTGCCGCTGCCAAAGGAATGAGGCAACAAAGTAAAGCATTAGCGCAAGCTGCTGCATATTTTGTTCCTTTAACAATATTGGGAGCGTTAGGATTGCAATTAAAATCTATTGCCATGGGGTTTTTCTTTGAAGAAATGACAAATGAAGAAACGGCTGGTGATTTTTGGTTGCGAGCAACTTTGCAAGGGGGCGGTTTATCTTTTTTAGGTGATTTTGTGCAAAATGACACAACAGAATATGGTAATAATATTTATGTTAGTTTGGCTGGCGCACCAGTTGGCACGGCTATAGACATGTTTGCATTAGGGCAATCTGCAATAGAGGCGACCTTTGGAGATGACCCGAAAGATGTTAAAGATTTTAGGCAGCGTTTATCTAAGGCGGTTGGTAAATATGCAGCACCGATGAACATGTGGTATAATGACCTTATTATGAACAGGGTAATTATGGATAGCATAGAGCGTGCGATTGACCCTAATTTTGATAGGCGTATGCGCAATTTAGAAAAAAGAAAATTAGAAGAACGTGGCGCAGAGCCGTGGTGGGGAGCAAACTAAATGATAACAGATAGACTAAATGGAACGAATGGTAACGTGGCAATGAAGCCAGCGTGCAAATCTGCGACAAGTGGCAATATCACGCTATCTGGCTTACAAACGATTGATGTGCCATTTTCTATTACGGCGGTTGAAGGTGATAGGGTATTAGTGCGATTGCAAACCAATGAAGCGCAAAATGGTATTTATATTGCATCAACAGGCGAATGGGTGCGCAGTGCTGATTTTAACGGCGCAAAAGATATTGTTTCAGGAACTTATGTGCGTGTCAACCAAGGCACGCATAAAGGGTTGTGGTATATTAATAATAATGACCCTATAGTTATTGGAACTTCTGCAATAACATTCACTAAAATTATTGATAATTCTTCACCTAATTTAGGTGATTTAATTGGCACAAGTGATAACATTACGCAAGGCGCAACTAATTTGTTTTTGACTACCTCGGAGCGCACTAAGTTAAGCGGAATTGCAGCTGGTGCGGAGGTAAATGTAAATGCTGATTGGAATGCTGTTAGCGGTGATGCGCAGATATTGAATAAGCCTAGCGTGTTAGTAAGTGGCAATATTGGCATTACAGTGCAAGCCTATGATGCTGATATTTTGAAAGCAGATACAACAGACGTGCTAACTGTTGGTTATGCAACCACTCCATATGATGCAGGAACTAAATCTAGCGGAACATTTACCCCTAATGAGGCAAATGGACAGCAACAATATTATGTCAATGGTGGAGCGCATACGTTAGCACCCCCAACAAATAATACAGTTCTTACTATACAGGTCACTAACAACGGCAGTGCTGGCACTATCACCACGAGTGGATTTACGATAGTGACAGGTGATGCGCTCACCACGACAAACGGCAATGATTTTTTCTTGCGCATTGAAAAATTAAACGGATTTTCACAACTTCATGTAACGGCTTTACAATAATGTTAATGATAAATCAATCAATGATGGGAATAGGTGAAGCTGGCGTTGCTGGTGGCAATGATGCGGTGCGTTTGTGGGATGGAATTAACTCATCTAATACTACTTGGTTATATGAAACCAGTAATAATATAGTTAATCCTGTTAAATTACCCTCTTCTGGAACTTTATCATGTTGGATAAAGAGGGAAAATTGGTCTGGAATGGCGGTTAGGCTTTTTACCACATATCAAAACTTTACAGATGAAAGAGGATTGCGTATTAATATTGATAATACGTTTAGAACTGTAAGTATCGGCATGTTTGATGTTAGTGGAAATGCAATAATGTTTTTTACGTCCTCTGGAGCATTTTTGAACGATGCTAGTTGGCAGCATTTATTGATGTCTTGGAGTTCAAACATAGGAGGCAATACTGCAAGAGCAAGAGCTGTTATTAATGACATAACTGCTCTTAATAGTACGGCAGGAAACTTAGGAAGAACTCCTTTTGAACGTGGCTCATTTTGGATAAATCAAGATACCGCATCATCAGCAACTCAAATGAGTTTATACGATTTATTTATTGCTAATGGTGAGTATGATGTGACTGACACAACTATCAAAAGAAAGTTTATAGACGTTTCAGGTAATCCAGTATATTTAGGCGCAGATGGAAGCATTCCTTTTGGCAGTCAACCTAGATTGTTTTATTCTGGTGCTTCTACCAATTGGAGAAATAATAAAGGCTATTTATCTAATTCTAATTTATTAGCTTCAACTCCTGCCAATTTCACTTTATCACCAACCAAACCATAAAAAATCAATGACAAACTTTCATAAAAAGGTATAATAATTTCATGACAACAACATCACGAATTGAAGGCTTAGAAACATCTTTAGCTATAAAAGCTCCAGTGAAGGTTGCCACTACTGCGAATATTGTTTTGTCAGGATTGCAAACGATTGATGGTATTGCTTTACTTGAAAATGATAGGGTTTTAGTAAAAAACCAAACGCTTGGCGCAAATAATGGGATATATCTTGCTTCCACTGGTGAATGGGTAAGGGCGCAAGATTGGAACGGCGCACGAGATGCAACAAAAGGAACACGTATATTTGTCACTGATGGTTCAACCAATAGCGATAAAATATTTTATATAACTACTAATAATCCAATAGTTATTGGCACAACTGTAATTGTTTTTGCAGCCGAAGATACCTCTGGTTTTGATGCAATATCTCCTATTACGCAATTAGGTGATATTATTTATGGTAGTTTAGATGGCGTATCTGAGCGTTTGGGTGGTAACATAACCACCACACGTAAGTTTTTATCTCAAACTGGCGATGGTTCAAACAGTGCTTCCCCTTCATGGCAGGGGGTGGCAATATCAGATTTGCCAACTGTAACAATCGCCAAGGGTGGAACTGGTGAAACTGTTAAAGCTGCTGCATTTGATGCGCTTGCACCAAGCACAACCAAGGGCGATTTAATAGGTCATAATGGCACGGATAACATAAGGTTGCCAGTGGGGGCAGATGGTGCGGTATTAGTCGCAAGTAGTGCATCTGCAAGCGGTTTAGCGTGGGATACAGTGGCTGGCGGTTCTAGCGTATTTGATGATAGCGTGTTTCGCATTCAGGATAATTCGGATAGCACGAAAAAACTAGCATTTGAAACGTCTGGAATATCAACTGGCACAACTCGCACATTAACCCCACCTAATGCAAGCGATACGATTGTTGGGGCAACATCTGCGCAAACATTAACTAACAAAACACTTACTTCACCAGTTATAAGCTCTATTTCAAACGGTGGCACATTAACACTTCCAACCAGCACAGATATGCTTGTCGGGCGTGCAACCACTGACATATTGACGAATAAAACGCTTGTATCACCAACGATTAGCGGTGGCAGTATAAATGCTACAGTGCTGCAAGTGGGTGGTGCGAATGTGCTTACCACTGCAAGCATAGAACTGGATAATTTGAATGATGTAGATACTACTGGCGCAACTGTTGATGGTGCAAGTTATTCACTTGTTTATGATAGCGTAACCAGTGGTTATGGGCTTGATACGATAACTGGTGCGGGAGAAGTGAATACGGCAAGCAATGTTGGCGCAAGTGGTGTTGGAATATTCAAACAGAAAACTGGCACTGATTTAGAGTTTAAGAAATTAGTTGCTGGAAGCAATGTGACTATCACAGGTGGCACAAGTGACATTACAATTACTGGAGGTGCAGGTGGCGGGGCAAGTGACTTAGATGATTTAACGGACGTTGTTATATCCTCTCCCTCATCAGGCGAAGTATTAAAATACAATGGTGCAAATTGGGAAAACGCTACTGTTAGTGGTGCATTTGGTGGTAACTATACAGATTTAACGGAAGTTAATTCTGTTAATTATACCACTGGTAAGTTTGCAGATATATATACTATAGATAACGGCAGAAGGCTTCAGTTTAATCATACAAACACTTTTCCAACTGATAATTTTAGTTTTGGAGTGGAAAGATTTGCCAATCAAACAGTGGCTAGGGGGGATGGTAATGTTTGCACTTCTATGAAGGTAAGAACTGTTGCAGCTAATGGCAATGCTGATTTTGAATGGAACTTAACGCCCATACTTGAAGATTATGGGCAGGGTGAAAATTGCGCATTTTATGCGACGGGGAAACGTATGGCATCAAGTGCGCTTTATGGTACTTGGGCTGGAGTTTTTGAACTGCGTGATATAACTGGAGATAACTTAAGTCCACTATGTGGACTTGAAATTGATATATTAACTAATGGTATGGATGCTAATAGAGCTCGCATTGGACTAATGATTATCAATGGGCGTGGGCAGGTGGGGGGCGATGGTTTTACTGATTATACTGCGCCCGCTGCTAATATACATTGTGCTATGCAAATTGAGAGCTTTAGTTATGATACATTGTCAAGCCCTGCTGCGCCAAATACTATGGTTAATGGCATTTTAATTGGTGACAATTTCAAAAGAACTCAGCTAGGAATTGCTGCTGGAATGTCATGCACCAATGGACTGAATATTTTTACAACAGGCTCAACTGGAATATGGGATAGGGGCGTAAAAACTGTAGGTATATTGCTTGAAGGAACATATACAGGTGGTAATGCTCTTCGTATTCCTGCATTATCAACTATAGGTTTTGATATAAACGGAATTGTAACGCTTGGTTTTGATGGCACTTGGTTATCGGCTAATAGGGGGCTTTCAATAAATGCGAATAATGGGAGTGCATATTTGCAAGGTATTGGCAATGGCGGTTGGGGTGTGGATATGCAATCTGCATCGCTTAGTAATGGATTAATCAGGGGACAGTCTTTTGAAATTGGCAGTGGTGGATTATTAACTTGGAAAGACACATCTGTTTATGAAGCTGCGGGAACACATACTCATGGAGGGGTGACTAGAACTGGAAGATTTGAAAGGATTAGTTTTAATGATAGTGGAACTATACGCAATGGTTATGTTCCCATATATATTTAACGCACTTAACATTATATGTTATGGTCAAATTAACAAAACAAAGAAAAACATGACAACGGATAAAAAATTCAGTTTTACTAGAATAATAAAAAGATTTTTTAACATTAAAACAATATATATTTGCAATGTTGAGCTTTGCATAATTGATAATATATTGTATGATACATTTTATGGAGCTTTGAATGGATAAAGAATTAGAAAATATACGATTAAAAAAGCAACTTTATTATACGCAAATGCAGTTAGTTCAATATATGATTAAAGAAATTGAACAACAAGAGCAAATGTATTTAGCGCAACAGGGAGAGCAAGATGGTGGACAAACAAATAGGGGCTAGAAATACCTCTGTAGTTTTACAGGCAAACGCAACTAGCACAGTTGCAGGGGCGGAATGTGAAATTACTGATGCTGGTAGATATAGATATTATGTTGAAGAAGTAACTGGCACGCTTGGCACAGCAACTCCACAGCTTTTTGTGAAACCCAAAAATGCTGCATCTACAAAAGTTTATTATGACAAGCAAACTGGGGAAACTGCAACAATCACTTCTGGTGACACATCTACCACTGGCTCAGCATCTATTGAGGTGCAATTATGCGCTAATGACGTTGTGATTAGCCAAAATACTGTGGTTGGCGGAACTTATAATTATAATGCAATCCTTAGCAAAATAGAATAATAAAATGAAAATCGGCAGCGTCATAACCCCTGTTATTGGCTCAATTTTTGGAGGCTCTGGAGGAGCGCAATTTATGGCAAGTTTTAATAAAAGAAGAATTGTAAATGATGGTGATGTTACTAATGGATTTTATGATTTAAGCGGTTCATATGTAAATAATATCATTGAAGTCAATTCAAATCGCATAGTAAAAATACGCATTCCAAACACTATGTTATTAGGTGATGGGAAAGTTATTGGAGTTTGCCAAGCGCAAGATGATTTAGGTAATTATAAACGTATTTTTGAAGTTGTTGCAGATACAAACATTACTGTAAATGGGCAAGTTGGTGGGCGTAGATTTTATCCTAATGCTGGTGAAATGTTGTTTATTGTTGGCAGGGGCAATGGCAATTATGACATTCTAAATGCACGGCGCAAGCCTGATAGCGCACGTGAAGCTGCTGATATGGCACTTGTTATTGATGGCGCAGAAGTAAATAACTGGACCGAAACTGTTGCTGGTAATGGTATTGTTGCTTCTTATCGTGATAGAGAAGCAAATAATAATGCTAATTTGCAACCAGTGCTTTCACGCTCTAATTCGGGAACTGATATTGAATGGAATAGAACTAATGGCACATTCCAATTTCAAGCAGGGCGCACCTTGGTTGCATCTGGTGCTACATTGGCTATGTTGCAAAAAGCCGTATCAGCGGGACAAGATTATACTATTATAACCATGGGCGAACATAATATAGAAGCGGACGCAACAAACGGGGCTGCTATATGTCATTCTCATCTTGCTACTAATGATAGATTTATCATGCGCCAACAATCACAACAAATTAGAGTTGGTAATTTTAACGGGACTGCTTATGCTAACCTTGCTGTGTTTAATTTACCTGCTTATAATGCAACACATAATTTGCGTAGATGCTTAATTGCTTATACTAATATTGCAGCAAGCCCTTCAAACAGAGAATTACGCTTTAATGGTGGCGTGGTGACGGCAGCTGGCACCAATCCAGCTGCCCCTTCAACCTCTGCTGGCTTTGCCATTGGTGGTGAAACAAATGGCACACGTTTATTCACTGGCACAATGTCATTTTTTGGAATATCCAAATACGCCCTTAATGAAGCGGAGATTATTGCGGTAAATGCTGCGATTGCGGACATTGAATATGTGTTCGGCGTTGGGCAATCTAACGAAGCCAATAAACATTCAACCACTTCACCATATTTCAGAGATGGTGCAAGGGGCTTGATGGATTATCGCAATGCGCAGAATAGGCGCAATGTTACTCATTATGTTAATACTGCCGTAAGTGGTTCTTCATTATCACGTCAAGCTAATGATTATTTAGGATATGCAGCTAATAATTCGTGGGTTGATGACCGCACCGCAACGCTCGTTGATGATGTATTATTAACCAACGCAATTAGCACCATCACAAATACTTGGGGACTTAGCAAATATGAGAAGTTTAGCGTAAGTATTGGTAATTTAGAAAATGAATTATTCTGGTATGCTGCAACCCTTGATGCGGGCTTGCGAGCTAAAATCAAAGCTGCATATAGTTATTTGCTAGATAGATTGCAAGCTGAATTTCCAAATGCGATATTTTACACCAGTGAAATTACAAGGCGTAATAATAATACGGGCTTGTCATTCCAATTTATCCGTGAAACATTGTATGAAATACGGGCTGATAATGCAAATCGCTTAAATTATGGAGCTGATTTTTTCTTAGATAGATTGCTTACCAAAGACCCAACTCATTATGCACCTGATGCTTATTTTAATCAAATGCAACGCATGGGCGCAAGAATGTTTGACAATAGCTTACCCCCAACCATTGGCACGCCAGTGCTGACGGGTAATTCGCTATTTTTGCCAATAATTGACCCGCAAGGTATTGGATTTACTGCAACCGCTCCTAATATGCGTATTGCTAGTAATTTGCTTGCTGATGCGCAGGATTTTAATAATTGGACGCAAGGCACGGCTAGTTCCACAACCACCACGGCAAATACACGCACAGATGTTCAGGGGACAACTCTAGCTGATACGATTGCTAAAACTGTGGCAGCTGCAACTGGTTTAGCTGGTGGAATAAGTAAAACATTTACAGGCACGGCTGCTGATTATAATTTTAGTGTGTTTGTTGAAGCTAGTAGCGTCACAAACGTAACTATGGGAGTATCGGCAGATAATGGCGTGACATACCGAGGCAGGGTTGAGTTTAGCTTAACGGGGAATGGCTCATTTGTTGATAGAGGTTCAACTAATTTGGTTGGGACGCCTCTTGTTGAAAAATTACCCCTTGCTTCAGATAGCACACAAGTTTGGCGAATATCTTTTGTGGCAACATTAACGGCTGCAACTTACGCTGCCTTTATTTATCCTGATGTGGCAGGTGGCACAACGGCGGATAGCATATTTGCTTATGGTGCGCAAGTGACATTAGGGGCAGATTTAAGAGATTATGCGCCTACTGGTTCAAGTAGTGCTAAACAATTTATTCGGGTTTTTGATGATGGCGTGGAAGTTTTAAGCACCAACACAACCATTAGTCCGCTTGGAATAACTTTGACCTTAGCAAGCACCCCTGCAAGTGGTAGCGTAATGGACGTTGACGCACCATTTGGTTCATTCCAAGATACGCAACGCCACACTGTGCCAGTAAGTTTAGCTTCTGGATTAAATCTGCAACCAACCGCAATAACTTTTGTTGCACCATGATTTTTAGGAGTATATTTTATGACAGAATTAAACATTTATTACGTTAGAGATGAATTAGCAAGAATTGCCTTGCCTGATGATTTCGGGTTGTTTTATATCCAGCCGACGCAAGGACAAATTGAAGCGGGGCAGGAAAACCCTATTTTTACTGATGTGTTAATCACTAGTGATGGGGTAAAGATTAGCCAGTTATTGGTTATTGCTGAAAATGAAACAATAGCACGGGCTTTATTTAATGATAAATATGTGAATAAAGTTGAAGGATTGCCATTAAGTGAGCAACAATTTAATGGTAAAGTATTTATTGGATTGCATCAATGATAGCCTTTATAATATACCTTATTGCTGCTATTTTTATTGGAAGCGTTGCGGGGCGCAAGCTAAAGAAAACGTTTGCGCCCGACCAGTTCAAAGGCAAATGGTATGAATACACAACTAACCAAATGGCGCATATTTGCATTGGCGTTGCTATGGTTGTGATGTTAATGATTTTTCACCAGCAAATAACGGGCGAATTTTTTGATAGATTATACGCTTTTATAGTTCTATTGGTTGGTTATACATGTTTTGAATGTTGCCAAAATGGCAAATCTCGTGATATAATAGAGGATATTATATTTGTGGTAGGGTTAGGAGTTGGCAGCGCACTTGTCTTCAAATGGAAGTATGACACTTACGTTTGCGGGCATGTTAATTATTTGTTGATTTTTTTCTTTACTGCTGGGATTTTATTAACTTATGGCATTATTAAAAGATTGAATTATGGTAAATCCTCCGATTAATAGCCAAACTATAGGGGTAAGTTTTTCAATAGCAGTGGCTTTATTGACTGGAGTTGCCATATTTATAACAACTCAAAATAAAGTTGGCGAGCTTGAAAGAAGAGAAGATGATAGGCATATAGAGCAAAATAAGCGAATGGAAGATATCAACGCAGATATTGGAGAATTAAAAACAGGAATTAAAGCTATTACTAGATTAGAAGTTTCATTAGAGTTTTTGGCTAAAAATATAGAAGATTTGAAGTTTGAAATAAGCATCAGGTGCATAATGAGTTGGGTCTTTGGTAAGCAATCTATCTAAGAAAAAATCAGCTCCATAATTTAAGC